TGTACTGCTTTGTTGTAATAAATTGTCTTTAACACATATTCTGTATGAACTGACATGTTTACTCCTGTTAAAGAAAGTATAATAAAAACTACAAGAAATGTTTATATTTCTTCAATTTCTCTAACAAGTGCTTCTGTCATAATTTCTTGACGCATTTGTGCAATATTTGTTTCAATAGAATCATCATTGTCATTTGCTGAAATACGCCACATTTTATCACGCAACTGAACAATGACTACTTTTACGTGTTCATCATAAGTTTTGTTGACTGTGCCAATAATTGATTTCTTTTTAGTGTTTGTGCGCAACTCGTAATACAGATGGTCATCGGACAGAACCGAGATTCTGTCCTTGACCTCATTTAAGATATCTGTAGTCTGTTGCCAAACATCAATCATAGCAACATTGTGCCCCAAACATCTTCATCTGATTCGAAGAAAGTAGTTTGTGGTGGTTCATCGTCTTCTTTCTTCTTGACCATCGCTAGTGCATCGTAGTCAATTTGAGGCTGCATAGAACAGTAGCATGCCCAATAAAGACCAGATACTAAGTCATCGTGAGCTGTAGAAGGTCCTTGGAAGACGTTAGTCTTAACTTCTTCAAAACGTGAAAGCTGTTTGATAGTTTCTGCGTCTTTGAGTGTCAAGATATTGTTTTCGATTAGACGTTTTAGTTCAATACAAGCGTCAAGTTTTGAAGTTTTAGTTGCACGAGTACCAATCTTACCATTGTGGTCTGTGTTGAGAATAGAACCACATTCTTCTTCATACCAGACTTTATCAGCAACAGTCTTACCAATTTCGTTATTTTCGATGACCATTGGTGCGTCATTGTAGAATTTGTTGATGTCTGCTACAACTGATGCAAAGTGTTCTGCGTCAATTGTGTTGTTCATATACACAGCAACTTGTTCAATATGTTCTTTACTATAAATTCTAAGAACTTGAATAACTGCGTAGTCTTTTCCAGTACCAGATGAAGAGTCGACACCCATAACATAAAATGCATCTTTGACTGGCAATTCCCAGATTTTGAATGCGTAACCAAATTTGTAAGTTACGGGATCTTCTGGTACCATCTTTTCAAGAAAATCGGGACTAACTAATGTCGAGGTAGATCCGATGAATGCACAGTTGCCGTTGACAACACCGTTAGGTGTCACATATTTGTGATCTGGAGCAACATTGACCGGTGAGTAAACTGGTTGTTCAGTAGTTGTCACGTCAATAGTTTTGACAATGTGTTCACCTTTGATTGAATCAAGTTTGTCACCTACTTTCAAATCTTCTGCGAAAGTTTCTTCATTGTTGATAAAGAATTTGTGACCTCGAGAAACTACCATTGATGTAGAATCTTCGAATGTAAGTTTGACGATATTCTTTGTGATTTGCATAATACCGTCAAATTTGTGGAACTGACCGTCGGCACCTCTTATTTTCAAGCCGCACTGGTTGTAAATCATATACGACATAATAACCTCACGTATTTTAATTATTTATCAAACAAAAAGAAACACCAGGTAGACTGGTGTTTCTCTGAAATATATGGAAACGTGTTTGTTAGTTGATTAGACCAGTAAATCCACCCTTATTCTGATACATCTTCCATGTATTGTAGTTGAATGTGAGTTCAGGACTTACTTTGTTTTCACCTTCAGCGTCGAGACTAACAGTACCATTATCGGTTGGGAATACATCGTATAATCTCCAGAAGAATGGCAACTGTGTGCGTAATGCAGAGTCGTAAATGTAGATATTTACTTGTGCAGTGTATTGTGCAATAAAGTCAGATGCAGCACCACCAGTTTCGATACCTTCAACTACGTTAGTAGCTTCAGACAAGTCTGGTGCACCGTGGTTATAAATCAAGTTCTGCCATTCGTAGAAGATTTCTTGTGTTGCCAAATCCTGGAATTCGTCGAACTTGATAGAAACGTCACCGTCAGTCTTAGTTCTGCCAGGATAGTTACGCAAAGAACCCATATAGTGGGTGTTAATCTTGCCGATTGTTTTCTTTGGCAAGCTAATAGAACGTGCTCTAAGCATCAAGGTTTCACCAATAGGGCCACCACCGTATTGGTTTCTCTTTTCAATAGCTTCAACGACTCTAGAAAGTGCTGTGTTGGCGTTGAACTGAAAATTCACCTGGAACAAGAAGTTCTTTAGCAAGTCAGGATAATTTAAAATCTTGCTAGTATAAAGGTTTAGCGGATTGTCAGGATTGTTAACTGCCATATATAAACTCCATATATTTATTATATTTATGCTAGAACTGAATTGTCATAGTTCCTGTTAACGTTGTTGCTCCAGCAACGCCAGTATAAGGCACTTCGTTAACGCATGTTTTCAAGCATTCTTCTACACCATCAGATAAGATCTCCATAGCATCTTCGTGTGTAGAAGGTGCTAAACCGAACATTTTTGTTTTAAATGCGAGTGCTTGTGCTGTAAATTCTGCTGGTAATGGTGCTGGGCACGGTGTTAAAAAGCCTCCAGCTTTACAATCAACTTGCCACATTGTCATTGTAATTGTGTAACTGAACAGACTGAATAGTCCAATAAATGGTTCTGGAGTAGTTTGCAACTTAATCTTGATATACGATTCAGGAGGAATATTTAACTCTGTAGCAGGGTTAAATCCTCCAATTGGGCCTGTAACAGGTACAGATGTTGGACCTGTTACTGCAGTACCTTTAAAGAAGAATTTAGCAATAGAAAAATACGCTTGGAATTGACGCCAAAATTCTGTTAATGCTTGATGACACGCAGTAACTGCCAAATCTGGCGTATTAGCAGATTTGCTGTATTTCGAGAATATTGTGCCGTATCTTGGAAATTCACTAGACATACACGTTTACGTTTGGTAGTGCAATTGGGTCACAGTGAGGTGCACCAGTGTACAAACAGTTCGAGAAATTATTTACTTTGTGTTTTGTTGGACTTGGAATCTTATTACCAGAGCCATCATCGACATCTTGTGCATTTTTGCCAATATTGATGTCACCGAACTTAGAGTCAATGTTGATGGTTCCTTTTATAGATTCAATGTCAATATTGCCAAATTTTGACGTTAATTTGTAATTACCAGCCAAGCTGATAGTAGCACCTGGTGGAGTAGCTTTCACAGAAGCACCAGGTTTAGTTAACGGAATTGAAGTTTCAATCGTGATAGCGCCATTTGGTGCAATGACTATCTTAGTACCACTTCTGTGTGATACTGTCATTTCACCATTTGAACGATTAAGTGTTACGCGTTCACCTTCATCAGTGTGCATCATGACCATCACATTAGGATAGTCAAAGAGTTCATCAGGATGTTCTAGCATCTGTGAAGTAGCATAATTGTCAATGCTTGGTGCAATTGCAGTATAAATTGGCTTCTGATCATCACCTTGATCGAAGTAACCTCTAACTACTGTATTGACTTCGGGAACGATCAAAGTACCTTGTGTAGAACCCAAATATGTAGCTTCGGGTAATGCCCAAGGAATAGCATCGTCAGAAATTCCATCGTAATAACCGAGAATACGAATTTTAACACGACCCATGTACAATGGGTCAGCGTTGTCAATTACTTTACCAGTCCAGTGATCGTCAAACTTTTGTTCATCATCTCGTCCAAGAATCTGTTGAACGCTCACTTCATCATTTACAAATGCGTCACGAATATTTTTATTTGCCATACAACTTACGTAGTTAAAGAAGGTTTCTTATATGTACCGTCAGCAATTAGTGTAAGCACACACATTGCGGGCTCATTATTATATATGTTGTACTTGATTTGTGCTACGATGTAATCGCCAGAATAATTTTCACTGACTTCATCGTCTGACATGCTACAATCAAGCGTTACTTTTTGTCCAATGTACGGCAATGCATTCGACTTCAATACTTCTTCACTTTGCTGATTGACACTGAAAACAATGTCAATTGCTGTACTAAAGAACGATGCAATAACTGCTTTATTATGTGCAGGTGCTACGTCATAATAAGCATGTGTAGTATTTGGGAAGTGAATGCCACAATCTGAGATTTTGTTCGTGTAATTGTACAACGTATCAATCTTCGAACCATTACTTGCCATACTGACTTCAGGATTGTCGAATTCACGCTTTAACATACCAAAAATTATCTTTTGCTTTGTTAAACCTTTTGAAATTACAGTGTCAGCTGTTTCAAAATCATACATTTCATCGACGTTTAGCATGCCAAGAGGATCGTAAGTGTATTCAACTTGCTTATATGCATCATTGACAATAGTAGTAATACCCCCACAGCCTTTGACAGTAGCATTAGCGAAACGGAAACAGTTAGCATGTTCACCTTTAAGCTTTGCGGGAATGTAAGTTGCTTCTGGTGATTTCAATTTCAAAGTATTGCAAGAAGTAATAGTAGCATGTTTTGTAAATGCTGCTTCAATTTCATCAGTATTTGATTTGTCATTGAATGATTTGTCATTTACAAATGAAGTATATGCTAACAATGCATCTTCTTCAGATACCCAAGAATGATTTAAGAACTTATTGACTGCTTGATAAACTTTGTTTCTTGTGTTTATCCAAATCATCGAATCAGTTGTAGTAATATCCGCTGTTGCATCAAGACCACCAGCGTTCAACTGTGCTTTAATAGCATTAACACTTGATTCTGTTGCTACTTTATCTGTAATTGGCACTTCTGATTTTGGCGGATAAGGATACACACCACCCAAGATACCAAGAGCATCATACACACAAGTAACGTGATATACAGTAGTAGCATTTGAGTTAGAGTGTGTGTTAATGATTGAAACAATTTTCATTCTCATTGAAGAGTATGTAGTAATCTTTGTTTCTTCATTAAACATTCTCATTGGAGCAAATTGCACATATAATGTCTGTCCAACATACATATCACCACTATTGAATAGTGAGCCAGCATCAACCATGTCAAAACACATTGCTGGCAATAGTGAGAAAATGTCTTCTTCAATTTGAAAGTTCTTAATGTTCGTATTTGCTAATTCGAGTCCATCAATGCTACCAAGCACTATCTGATAATCGTTTGTTTTATTACAAACGGTATTGCTAGCTACGCCTCTTTGAAGAAGACTTGTTGAAGTAGTTGCACCCATATTACTTTAATGTTACCGTCATTCCGCGTTTACCGATTTGCCAACCATCAATTGTGAAGTATTCAAGAATGCTTGCTGCTTGATACACATTTGTTGGAGCTGTAAAGCACATAAATTGATTATTGTTTACTGCAAGTAAGTAATCTGTTTGTTCCATGCGAAGATAGTCATACAGATGCATAGCAGCAATTGTAGTTAACAAATTGTGATTATTTCTGTTTTTGTAATTTGACATTGCACTTTCAACTACTGGTCTGTGTGATACAGTTGTATTTCTGAAAGCGTCTAAAATGTAATAAAGTTCTCTATCACTATGTGAAGCAAAGCGTTCAAGTTCTTTACAAGCACCAGCATCAAGTCTTCCTGGAGGAGATAACTTGAAGTTTCTAAATACTGCACTTAGAATTGCTTGATTAAGTTGTCTGTATTTGTCAGAATATCCGTTACAGAGTGCACTTGAAATACCTTTAACTTCTGCTTTCTTCTTAGTTTGCAAATCGATTAAGTCACCGTGATCTTTCGCGAATCCGATATTATCAAATAACGACACAAATACAAATTCGCCTTTACCAATTGCAGGTTGTGCAGTTGTGACTTTCAAAGCAGCTTTGATGTAATCTTGCTGCAAGCAATCATCTAAGTCTGCTTTTGTCAAAAGATTATTCCAAGAAACTGGACCAACATTACCGAATTTGAATTTAGACTCTTTTAAACGTGCTAATAATTTGTCAGCTGGACATATAGCATATTGCTTGAAGAGACGTGCAGCCTCTTCAGCAACTTGTGGATGTTTTCCTAATTTTTCACTAGTCCAAAATTCATTCATCGACTGTACCTATGATATTTTCTGCATCTACAATCATATTTATTGGTAGTATTTCTTGCAATTGTTTTGCTAATACTGATTTTACAGG